TGTCTATCGGCCCATTACCTGTCATATCACCACGCATCCATGCTTGAGCTGCCATAAACACAAGAGCAGAGCCCATTGCCAATCGGCCACGTTGTAGATATCTAGCGTTAAGTAACTCACGCTCGTTTGTTATACCATACTTAGCTAAGTCTTCAAACACTCTAGGATTGCTTATATCAGCAAAAGCTATATCATTCCATTCTTTAACTAAGAAGTTAAATCCGGGTGTATGTTTTGCTGTAAGTTTTAGACCGTTTACACCTGTACGTGCAAATAAAAAGAAAGGTTTAGCCCAAGGATTTTGCTGAAACACTGCGTTTAGGTTTCTAGAAAAACCTGTAAGTTCCTGTGTAAGTGTAACTTCTTGACGTGCAAACTTTGTAGCTGCGTCAGTTATATTACCCATACCATCAAAAATGTCACTATAAAAATAGTCTTCAAAGTTCTTAATTAACTCAGGCTTTATGTCGCTATACGCAGTAAGTTTACCAGCATCTTGTACATCAAAAGCTGACAGTAATGCTTTTTCACGCATCTTAGCACGGCCAAGTATATATGCAAACGCATCATCAGTTGCTGCCATAAGTGTGACACCATATGTTAGAAACTTGTTGTCATTCATACTACGTGCCATGTTAGCTACACGGAAAGCAGCTTTTTCTCCGGCGTTAGCTCTATCACTTTCTGCAAATCTACGTATGATCTCCCAGTTATTATCACCTTTTGTATATTCAGTAAATCTAGTTTTTCTAGTAGCTATATCACCTGACCAGTATGAGTTTAGTCTAGACCTAAACAACTCAAATGACTCTGGTATAGCCTCTATCATAGCGTTCATAGACGCTAGTCCAGCTCTTGCTGCACGCTTATCGCCTGTAAAAGCAGCACCTATAGTTGTGGCCATAGGGCGTAAGAATGTATGGGTAGCTGTACCAATGATGGCTCTAGCTGGTGTTTTAGGGCCAGATAAAATACTATGTGTCATAACTCCTTGGAGTTCTTTGACTAGAGATCCAGTTACTTGTTTACCACCTATCTCACCACCAAAGATCATTTTACGTGCAAAGTTATCAAAATCATCTACACTGTTAACAGTTTTCATCATAGAAAATGCCTCAAACAATGACATCAACAACTCTCCGTTAGGATCGTTTTCCTTAGTAATGTTGAGCATTGCCTGTATTGCTTCTCTAGTGTCTGCCATTTCTTTGGCCAAAGTCTTTTCAAGATAAGATCTTTTACCAGCACCTAGTTCTTTAAAGTTATCTGACTTAATTATACGAGCACGTTTAGCTTCTGTTAAAAGCATAAACATTGTATCACGTATATTTTCTAGTGGGCCATCTACATCTTTTAGATCTACAAAGTCTTTTATTTCTCTACCAGCTTCTGCCATGTCACGTACTTGTTGTAACAATGTACCCATAACCATGTCAGCAACAACAACATATTTACTTGTTAATGTTTCTAATTTATCAGTTATGTTACCATCTATATCTGTAAGTTGGTAAGCATCTACAGCATTAAAAAACTCTTCTAAATACTCGTCTGGGCCTAACTCAGCTGCATCTCTACCTAGTGTAATGCGTTGATGTGCCTCTACAGCATCTCTAAATTTTTCTACAAGAGCTTTTCTGTTACCGCCTGCTTCGTCTAGTAAAGCTTGAAATTTATTTTTACTATATAACTTTCGTAATACATCTTCAACTACCTCTTCTGACTGACCAGAAAACTTAGCACCACGCTCACGTTGTACTGGTGTAATTAAATTACCAGCAGAACCTTCTTCTGAACCCCAGTCTTTTCTAATTTTTTTCTGATTTTCAAAGACAATCATAGGGTCGTCAACAGAAAGTGTAGCACCCTGAGCAGGGCCAGCTAGAGGTTTATTTTTAGCTGCACGAAAGCCACTTTCACCTTCTCGTAACTCCTGTAGACCTTTTGCTAGTGTTTCTTCGTCTACACTCTTTTGTCTATTTCTTATAAAGTTTTGTACTTGTGTGCCGCCTTTACCTAAAACCATAGCAGCACCATCAAACACAAGACCTATACCCATACCTTCTACGATGTTTTTGACCTTCATCATAATAGGATGGTCGGTTTCTTTAGTGCTTAATGGTGTATCTACCCAGCCGTATCTATCTCGCATCATACCTAACGCATTTTCTCCGTCAGATTGTTTTGACACAAGATCAGATATAGCACCAATACCAGCTGCACGTACAAGGCTAGGTGCTCCTAATAGTGCTCTTGCACCAGCACCTATACCTAGTCCTACACCACCAGCTGCAAGACCTTTTGCTGCTAGTACTGTACCAGCTGCCATTGTACCAAAATGCACTGTACCACGTGCTAGGTTGCCCCACCATGTTTTTGTTATGATAGGATTGCTTTCTGATGTAAAAGGATCCCATTGTGGTTTGTAATAACCATTCTTTTCTTTCTCTCTTTGCATTTCGCCAGAGAGTGCATCTGTTGTTCTTTCAGCAAACGTTGCTACAGACGATAGAGAATCTTGTACACCACCAGTCAAAGCAGACTGTAGCTCTTTTGTGACTGCCTTAAATCCCCAGTTATCTGCATTACGTGGGTCTTCGAGTTCATCAGCTACATTCTGTTTTGCTTCTTCCTGTTCTTTGGAGACTTTTGCTGCCGCTTCAGCCCTTTCTCTATCTGCCTGTTCCTCTGTCTCTGCTTCGATTTGTTCGATGTCAGATTGATCGAAACTATATTCTTCCATAATTTATTGTGATAATATGAATTTAACTAGCCCTGTGGACATAGTAGTAGGCAAAGAGTATGGGTCTAAAAACTCGCCACCAAACTCTTCTTCAAATATATTTATTGTCTCACCGTCTACCTGAAATGGCTCGTAAGCTTCAGGTCTAAATCCTTCTTGAGCATCATTAAATACAGAAAGACCAGTATAACTATTGCTTGTCATAGAAGTATGTAAGATGTGTCCACGTACAAGAGCATCCTGTGCTTCTTTGTCAAACTTAGTGTTACGATCAAATCCAGCTAATTGCATAGCTTCATTAAAGGTAGTCTTTGTCCATGGGTATCTTCCAACCTTAATGTTTTCTCCCATACGCATACCACTTCTAGACTCTTTGGCATTGAACATATCTTCTATATCACCTAAAGTTGTAGCCTCTGTAATAACATCAGAGTATGTACGACCTCTACCATCGACAAAGGAGGTATAGTCAGCACCTTGACGGGCTGCACCATCATACATCCAATCCATTTCTACATCATATGCAAAAGCATTTAACCCAGCTCTAAATACCTTAGCACCTGTAGGGTTACTATCTAATAAAGCTTGGTCATCTGCGGATAATTGTTCTTCTCCAAGTGCACCATCTGGTACAAAAAATGCAATCGGTTTACCATAGTCAGGATTAGGTTTACCATTAGGCAAAGTCTTAGCTGTATCGTATGCTACAGAATCTAAACCTAAAGCTTCGTGTCTCATTTGCATAAGTCTGTATGGCTTCATGCCAACAACTTTAGCTAACTCTATATAATAATCAGGTATTTCACCATTGTTTGCCTTCATGTTTCTACCAGCTATCAATGCAGCTTCCTGTTCACCGGGTAAATACTTATCACTGAGTAAAGCTGGGTTATTAATTGCTAGCTCATTTGACTCTTTTACTAGACGTTTAGCTTCTGGTAATAATGTAATCTTAGGATCTCTTTTTGTAACTGCACCAGCACTGTAATAGTTACCTTCGTATGTACCTTTTTTAACAATATCTGCTGGCTCTTTTAACAAGTTAGCTTCGACTTGTCCTAATGCGTATTCATGAGCTTCATCTCTATTGTCACCTTTTCTGACTCGCATCATATAAATTCTGTTATAATCATGTAAGGCTTTATTAGTCAGTTTTTGTGCATCAACAGAGGCTAGATCTGGGTCAACTATAGCAGCATTAGGAGATAAATACTTTTGAGCTACACCACTAAGTAGTCGTTTAGCTTGAGTTTTCTGATCGCTTGATGGTATAAAACCTTTTGCTGCATTTTTAGCTTTATCTATAGCATCCTTCCTAATTTTAGGATCTTCTATAAAATTAGCACGAGTTAGTATTTCTTCTTCAGTCCCTCCATTTGCAAAATCTCTTATCATATTATCAGCTTCTTCTTGGTCAGATACTTGACCGGGTATATAGTATTCACGAACTGACTTAAAGTAGTCGTGATCTGGAGGTAGTCCAGTTTCTGCTGATAAATCTTTAAGTGCTGCATCTTTCATATCTGAAGTAATTTCTGTACCACTAGCAGCTAAAGTCTTAAACTCTTCAACAACACCCATAGCACTACCTAATGCTTCTGACTTTATTTTAGCATCCATACCTTGTACTTTAAGTATAGCAGCTTTAGATTCTAGATTATCTAGTTTAGTCAGCAACGCCTTAGATGCTGGTG